CTTTCTCCACGGCGCCGCGAGGCCATCAACGATGCGTTCTTCGTCACGCTGTTCCGCATCCTGGTGGAAGAGCCGCAGATCACGGCGACCGAGGCCATGCTGCGCGCGCAGGAGAAGGGTCAGCTTCTTGCCCCTACCATGGGCCGCATTCAGGGCGAACTGCTTGGCGCTGTGACCGAACGCGAGATAGACATTCTGGCCGCCAGCGGTGCGCTGCCGCCGATGCCGCAGGAATTGATCGATGCGGGCGGCGAGATCCAGATCGAGTATCAGGGGCCTCTGAACCTCGCCCAGCGCGCGAGCACCGGCATCGGCATCTTGAACACGCTGCAATCGATCGCGCCGCTGGCCCAGATCGATCCGGCCGTGACAAATCTGTTCGATATCGTGGGATGCGCACGCGAACTGGCCGAGATCAACCAAGTGCCGGAGCGCCTTCTGCGCAGCGACGAGGAACTGCAGGCCATGGACGAGCAGCAGGCGCAGGCCCAAGCAGCGCAGCAACTGCTGGCCGCCGCACCGGTCGCAGCATCGGCCGCAAAAGATTTCGCACAAGCCCAGGCCACGGCGGGTACCAACCAGGTCGCGCCAGCCGTCATACCCGAAGGAGCCTAAATGTCCGCCTACACGCCACCCAATACGAACATCATCTTCGAACGCTGCCCGGACAACGCCGTGCGCGTGTTCAAGCAGATCCAAGGCCAAGATGGATCGAGCATCACCACCGAGATCTGCTTTGTGCCGGCCGGTGACTGGAACGATCTGGTTGCCGCAATGGGCACTGTGCCAGGCACCGGCGGCGTCCCGGCCCTCGATCCCGCACCCGAGGCCACGCCGGCCGCGATCATCCCGGCAAACAATGACCCGCTTGTTCCTGGCGTGGCCGCGACGCCTGTCTGAGGTCGGTCAGCGATGAGCATGCTTGAACGCATCCTGCGCCGCCGGTCGCACTACCGGACGGTGTTCCAGACCGATTCCGGGCGCAAGGTTCTCGCCGACCTGCGCCGGTTCAGCGGCTTTGGTGAGTCGCCGCTGCGTGTATCGACCATCCGCCAGCAGGCGGACCCCATTGCCACCGCTGTGCAGATCGGTCGGCAGGAGATGTTCCAGCGCATTCTTGCGCATCTGCACGTCGATGATGCCCAACTCCTGAAACTCAAAGAGGAAGCCGAAGAATGAATACCGCCGCCGCAGCCTTCTCCGCTCAACCCGCTGGCGCACCCGCCGCCGCTCCCGCTGCTGCTCCGGCAGCTGCACCCACGCCGGCACAGGCAGCAGCCCCCGCGGCTGCGCCCGCTGGCACGCCGCCCGCCGGTGGAGACACCTGGTTCTCCGGTTTCGAGAACCAGGACGTCCGCAACTGGACGCAGGCCAAGGGGTTCAAGGACCCGTCCCAACTGGCCGAAAGCGCTTGGAACCTGGAAAAGCTTCTTGGGCACGAGAAGGCCGGCCGCACTATCGTCATCCCTGGCGATGATGCGCCGGCCGAGGAGGTCGCTGCCTTCCGCACCAAGATGGGCGTCCCCGAGAAGGCGGACGACTACATGAGCGTGATCAAGGTGCCGGAAGGTCAGCCCGACGCGTTCGCAAAAGAAGCGGCGGCGTGGTTCCATGAAGCCGGCATCCCGCCGAAGCAGGCCGGCCAGCTCGCCGAGAAGTGGAACGCCTACATGGAGTCGCAGAGCCAGGCGCAGGCCGAACTGCAGGCCAAGGACGCCGACAAGCAGTTCGGCGATGTGGTGGCCAGCTGGGGCAAGGATGCTGACGCCAACCTGGAACTTGGCAAGCGCGCGGCTGCGCAGTTCTTGCCGGCCAAGGACGCGGCAGAACGTCAGGCGCTGCTGGGCAAGCTGGAAGGCGCCATTGGCACCAAGGCGATGCTGGAGATGTTCGCCAACATCGGTCGCGGCCTGGGCGAGCACAAGGTGCACACCAATGGCGACGGCGGCGGTTTCGGCATGTCTCCCGCCGAGGCCCAAGCAAAAATCAATTCGCTGAAGGCAGACAAGGTATGGACGCAATCGTACCTGCAGGGCGACGCTGCGAAGAAGGCCGAGATGGAGCGTCTGATCAAGGTTGCCTACCCGGCGCCGCAACAGTAATCGCGCCATGGCTGATACCACAAACGCGTCTCTTACTCCGCAAGCCATACGCTTAGAATGCTTGCGACTGGCACAGCAACCCCACAGGGAAGCGAACTGGATCACGCAGCGCGCGGCAGAGTTCGAGCGCTACGTGGTCGGGCCAGATGAGCCACCTGCGCCAGCGCCTGCCACCATCGAAACCACGGCAGACGCGGCGCCGGACAATCCCGGTAAGGCGAAGGCGACGTCCCGGGCGAAGAGCAGCTGACACTGCCGATGCGCCGCGCGCGATATGCGCGGAAGTGTGGCCCGGGTAGCCGGCAAGCCTCGCGAGAAGTTGATCCCATCATCTTTCTCTGGAGGCTACCGTGTCCCAGTTCGTCACCACCCACTACGTACAGCAGTACACCACCAACGTCCAACTGCTCTCGCAGCAGAAGGGTTCCCGCCTGATCGGCAGCGTCACGCAAGGCCAATACGTTGGCAAGCAGGGCGTGCCTGTCGATCAGTTCGCGCCGACCGTGGCCAACAAGCGCACCACGCGCTATCCGGCCCTGACCCCGGCAGACACCCAGGCAGATCGCCGCTGGGTCTTCCCGTCCGACTACGACTGGAACGACCTGATCGACCAGATCGACAAGCTGCGCCTGCTGATCGACCCGCAGTCGAGCTACGTCACCAACGGCACGGCGGCCATGAACCGCGCGAAGGACGACGAGATCATTGCCGCCTTCTTTGGTGCAGCCAAGACCGGCGTCGACGGCTCGACCACCACGAACTTCCCGGCATCGCAGCAAATCTCTGCCTCGGAAGGCGCCAGTTCGGCCACCGGCATGAACGTGGAAAAGCTCAAGGCCGGTATCCAGCTTCTGCTTGCGAACGAAGCCTGGGACCCCTCGTCGGGCGACCGCATCTTCTGCGTCATTACGGCCAAGCAGAACCGGAACCTGATGGACGAAGTGCAGGTCATCAACTCCGACTACAACGGCGAGAAGGCCGTGGTGAACGACGGCTTCGTGATGTCGTGGGGTAAGGTCGACTTCATCCACTCGGAGCGCCTGCCGGTGAATGGCTCCAGCCAGACCCGCGTGCCGTTCTACGTGAAGGAAGGCATGCACCTTGGCAACTGGCAGGACATCAGCGCCGACGTGTCGCAGCGCAAGGACCTGGCTGGTCTGCCGTGGCAGGTTTATCTGTACGGGACCTTCGGCGGTACGCGCCTGGAGGAAAAGAAGGTCGTGGAAATCCCCTGCGCCTAAGCGCGCCGGCCACTCCACCTTCCACCTATCTAGGAGCGAATCATGGCAGTAGTTACCGTCAAGTCCACCGTCATCACCAACCGCGATGCGGTGCCGGCCGTCATCAACGATGGCCGTCTGGAACGTGGCTCGCTGCGAGCCTCGCACGGGTACGTTACCGCAACCAACGGCGATTCAGCCACGTCGAAGTACATCCTGGCCGGTGTGCCGTCCACCGCGATGGTCCGCCAAATCCTGTTCTCGTGCGCCAACCTCGGCGCTTCGTCGGCGGTGAACGTGGGCGTGTACCGCAACACGAAGGACGGTGGTGCAGCAGTATCGGCATCGCTGTTCGCATCGGCGCAGGCTACTTCGGCTGCGCTGACGAACACGGACGTTACCAACCAGTCCGGGAGCTTCACGCTGGACAAGCAGGAGCAGCCCCTGTGGCAGGCGGCAGGCCTGACCGCTGACCCCGGCGGCACGCTCGATATCGTGGCAACGGTTTCGGTAGCCATTGCAGCAACTGGCCTGCTCGGCGCAAACGTCGAGTACGTCGACAACGGCAACTGATCCACTCAACCCATCACCCGAGAGGGCGGCGATTTCCCGCGAGCTTCCAAAGGGCTCGCGGGCTTTTTTGCAAATAGGAGAGGAACATGGCAACTC